TTTTCTGGTTTGTTGGCTCCGAAAAGCCTTGTATTTACAGTGTTCCTAATAGGAAGTAATCATACGCTTAAGATACAGGAAAATTACACTTTCACAGCTACGTTTAATTAAATCTTAAATTTTGAGCAACTTCTGCAATGTCTGCAATATTTTCTCCTGGACAATAAGCGCTGATCCTAAGTGTTACGTCCATTTCCATGCGACCGCGTTCGGTCACATCTTGAACGATTTCTTCGACCGAGAAGCTAAAATCCCAGCCCTGCTCCAGCAGAGAACAAAAATCATGCATAAAATCTTGCTGGCATATTCCAACAAAGTTGCGATCGAGATCGTACAGCGAAATTTTTCTGCTATCGGAATCGAATTCAAACCAAAGATGGTCGCAACATTCAAGAGCCAAAAGAGCACTTTTCTGGACGCAGTCACATGGTATCAACTCTTTGAAAAAAGTTTTCATTATCTTCTTCCTCTGAAAAGAATATTTTTGAGCAGTATGCAAATAATATCAACATGAAAATATTAATAGCAGATATCATTTACAGTAAAAAATTATCGTATCGTCAAGTGTCGTTGTTGACCGGAATACCGAAGTCTACAATAAACGATCTATGCAATGGCAAGATGCCACGGCTTGACGTCCTGGAACAGCTCGCGAAAGGGCTGCATGTAAGAATCCAGGACTTGTATGATAGTCCGTACAAATAAGTGTCCGGGATTTCGGACAAATTCCAAAAAATACTAATTTTTGCCCCTCAGATCCGTATTATTTACAAACGGAAGAATGTTCGAGAAAAATATTGAAATCGAACAAATGTTCATATATAATAAAACCAGATCGGAGGGATGTACATATGGAATACAAAAAACTTATAATCGAAATGCTCGATCATGCGAACGCGAAACAATTAAGGCTGATTTACATCCATGTAAGAGCATTATTAAGGCTGAGATGACTCAGCCTTTTTTTATTTGGATAGAATCAAGGAACTTTTCCAAAACATTCCATCCATTCTCATCTAATGCAGCCAGGCCAGAGATTAGGCGGCGTTTAAAAGAATCCTCTTCGCTCGATAACAAATTTCCGATAAAATCTTCAATTTGCTCATCTTTGGACAATTCAATAAACATATCCCCTTCGCCGGTGCGGAGCCACCTCTCGTTTACATTGTGTTGCGTAACGATCGATAAAATCATTCTGTCAGATAAAGAATTAATTCCGCTTTCTATTCGACTGATAGCGGCTTTAGTAACACCAACGGTTTCACCAAAAGCCTCTTGACTTAAGCCGAGAACAGTACGCAGCTGTTTTAAACGTTCGTTCAATGCTGTACCTCCTTCCTTTGATTGCTATCATAACATAAAAAGTAAACTTAATCAACTAGAAAATAAAAAATAGGTTGACAAAATAAACTTAATATACTAAGATGTAAATGTAATCAACGAAGAAAGGAGAAAACAACATGTCAGAAAAAGAAAAAGAAATTATTGAAAAGCTCGCAGAAAAACTTCCATATATGACAGAACGAGAAAAAGGCTACTTGGAAGGTACGATCAATACAGCTGCAGCGATGAGTGAGAGTCAGAAAGCAGGCAACCTCGATGGAAAAGATGCTGGGAAGGGATGAGAAGATGAAGGTAAATTACGGATCATACATAAGGAAGCAGGCGATGAAAAATCTGCTATCACAGTATTGTCCAACATTAATAGATACAATAGCACTTATTGCCTTAACCAAGTATATCATGAGAATTTCTCATAAATTCGATGATGAAATTTTGGATTTAGGGTCTGATACAGAAGGGCATCTGATCTGTCAGGAAGTAGATCAGATGTCGCGAGAGGAGGTGAAAGAAAATAATACCAATTAATGTCGTTATAGGGTCAATAGGAGCAGTACTTATGATTTTGGCAATTATTCTTCAAATTATATGTGGATATCGTAATTACGCATGGGTTATTTTTCTTGTCATTGGGGAAATCTTAGCGACATTTTGCTGGGTGCCACTACTTTTGCGTTATTGTACTGTTTAAAACTCTTTTGACAACAAACGAATACATTTTTCGTATTTTTTATCAGTGTCTTTGGTAGCACCCTGGCTAAGAACGTCGCTTGTTAGAGGGAAAAGTCAACAGTGATAGGCGAAAGCACGAACGCTTCACGATAACAGAGAGGGGGTGAGAACATGAATAGATTTGACTTGTTAAAACAAGTGGATATTAGTTTGGCTGCGCGCTTGATTGTTGAATTGGGGAATATGTTTCAGGACAATTCCGAAGCATTAGAAGAACATTTATCTGACGAAGTAACAGAAGAAGAGCTACATCAGATTAACGATGCAGCTCAAAAAGAGGGAAAATCACCGTTGGTCTTTATCTCGTAGACAGTAATAACAGCCGTTTCCACTGGGAACTCCCAACATTTTCGACAAAATCAAACATGACATATAAGAATTTTCCATACGAATATGTTCGGGCTTAATTTCATCGATTTGGCATTCGGCTGTTTCGTTGTCTAAGTCATGAATTTCACCAGTGTTGATATTAAGCAGATAGCGTTTACCGTTAAAAGGCGTTTGAAATCGGCGCATAATAACATCTCCTTTCTTTCGTACTCGGGCATGGCAGTGCTCTGTATAACCAGAATAGGAGTAAAGCTGTGGAAAGTCAATAGAAAGTGCCGAAACGGCCAGCAATGGCCGTCATGCAAGGGGTGACTGCCTTGTATCTGATGATGGCAGGTCAGAGTCAAAAGCTGCTCTATAAATTAAGGAGGTAAACTGGTTATGAAGCCGAAGAGAGAAATCCAAGTCGAAGTTGTATTCACACCAGGATACGAGAAACGGTTCACCGAAGCTTGCTTAAAACAGCTTGGAAAAGATGCAGTGAAAAGGGTTATGCTGCAGAATGGTGAAGGAGAAGAAGATGAAAAGAAAGTTGGATAGAGTAGCTGTGGCTATGGGCATTGCTGGAGTAGTAACCTATGCATATGGTGTGGATCAGAGTATGTGGAGCCGGGCGGCTCTGGGAGCTGGCATTGTTGTCTTTGGTTTTGCGGTCAAAGAAATTGGAAGTTACACAGCAGAATGCCAGAAGGAGCAGGAAAAATGGGAATCTGAGCGCCGGGACGCAGTGTTTGCGGCGTGGATCCGGAACGGATCACTGAAAGGATAAGGAAACGTAGAATGAAAAAAGAGAGATTGACGGTAAAGAATCCAGATGGAACATACCGTATCTGGATGGATCGCGCCGGAACATTCCGGCTTGAGGCTCAGATGAATTCTATTTTTGCGTATGGCGATCTGGTCAACAAGCTGGGTCGGTATGAGGATCAGGACGAAGAAAAACATAAAAAATAGCTCCTGCCCAAAAGCAGGAGCCCATAGCCGGATGGCATACTTATTTCGACAAGATAAATATACCACCCGGCTGTAAAAATGTCAAACCGGGAGGGGAAACCCGCCTGTATTTTTAACAAAAAATCGGGATATAAAAGGGCAGAGACAAGCCCTTTTCGGACTCGATAAAGATATTAAAGATAGGACAGACAGATGGGAACAAAGCGGGAAGAATACAGGCTTCGTGGGGGAGACATTCTCGAGATAAGAGAGTTCCACGATGGCCGATATGGAGCGCCGGGACAGCGGCGGGAGAAAAAGAAAAAGCCGACAGAGGAGCAGATGCGGCAGGCAAACGAGAGAGAGAAGATCCGGAGATGCCAGCTGCGGATGATGACGTACTTCCATGAGGGCGACTGTCTTGCAACGCTGACTTACCGGCAGGACAAGAGGCCACCCAATATGAAAGAGGCATTGAAAGATTTTCAAAAGACAATCCGAAAAGTGCGCAAGGAATATCAAAAACGGGGATATGAATTGTTCTGGATCCGGAATATTGAGCGGGGAACAAAGGGAGCCTGGCATATCCACATTGTTCTTAACGAGGTTGGGGATACAGCCAGTATTTTACAGCAGGTATGGGGAAAAGGCGGTGTCTGGTCGTGTGAAATCAAAAACAGTCAGTTTTACAGCGAAGATTTTTACCAGATCGCCAGCTATCTGACCAAGAGCGAACACCGGACCGAACATAAATCGAACGGGGACGCTGCGAAGCCGCGGTTAAAAGAAACGAGCTATAACACTTCAAGGAATATGCCGCTGCCGGAGCCGAAAATTCAGAAACTTGTCCGCTGGCAGGAGGAGGCAAAGCCCCGCAAAGGGTATTACATAGCAAAGATTTATGAGGGATATAACCCGGTAACCGGATACAAATACAGACAGTATACGATGATCCGTCTGGAGAGGAGGCGAACAGACTATGATGGCGACCGACGTTTACGTCGAGACAAGCATAAGCGCACCGCAGGAAAAAAAGCGTAAGTGGGGTTATGTGCTGGAAGCTCCGGGAGGGAGAACAGTATACCAACTGGGTGAGATGACTGGCACAATGCATGGAATTACGCTGCAGGTTCTGATCAAAGCACTTCGCCGGTATCAAAAGCCGAGCCGGATCACGATTCATGCAGCGGATGAGTGGGTTTTGCAGATGCTACTGCGTCAGCTCTCTGCGTGGGAGCAGAATGGATTCACCAATGCAAAAGGGGAGTCGATCAAATACCGGAGTGGCTGGGAGCAGCTGGCAAATTTAATCAAAATACATACAATCACGATCGCTCCGGGACGGCACGCGTACAGTGCCTGGCTGCAGAGCGAGATGGAGAAAATGGAAAGAGGGAAATAGGATGTTTGAGAGATTTGGAGAAATGAATTCCTTCCAGGAAATCAATGAATTGGCAGAAAATTTGTTCAATGAAGGAGATATCGGAAGTTTGAAGGCGATGGCTGCGGAAAATGGGATTCCAGAGGATTTCGTGGAAATGTTCTGCGCTGGTGATCTGCCGGCGCTGTGTGATGCAACGACAGCAGCGCTTGGCAAGATCGAGGTCGAGGCCGAAGAATTAAAACCAGAAGAACTTCTGGCTGATTGGACAGAATACGTCAAAGCACAGTGTATGAACAATGAAGTAATGGCATACCAGGTGCGCAAAAAGGGGAAGAGCTTATGCGGCTGCATTGGTGCCTTGCTGAAATGGTCATATAAAAATCGAAAAACAGTTGACAAGAAAATATTAAAAGCAGCCGGAATAACAGGCAGAGTAGATCATGGTGAGCCAGGCATGGCTACGGCAAAGAAGATCATAACGGAATACTATATGGGGAAGTAGGTGGGACGGATGAAAAAGAAAGCGATTGAAAAAATTCCTTACTTGGGATTACGGAAAATCAGTTCAAAAGAAGAGGTCAAATACATCGGTGTCACGGCGGTTAAAATTGTAGGCCATGAAAAGCATCTGTTCCTGGAAGTGTATCGAAATAAAAAGAAATACAAAGAAACGCCGCTGGTGCGTATCGTGCTTACAAAAAAGGATTTCGGTACGTATTGGCCAGGGGGAGAATGGACCCGGCAGAGAGTGGAGACAGACAGGAGAGAGATGATATGGGTAGAACAACCATCGAGCTGGGAGCAGACGGAGAAAGAAAATATTCTTCAAAGTATAGATGATCTGGAAAGAATAAAAAAGTTCTGCAAAACCGAAAGCCCCGTCTACAATGAAAAACGCTGGTGGGAATACATATATAGGCACGAAAAAGAAATCGTAGCGACAGCGAGACGGGACAGGGAGCATAGAGAATATGTGCGCCGCAAGGAGGCACTGGCAGACAGAATATCACATACCAAGGAATTACCGGAAAAAGAGATCTTGGCCAGAGCAGACAGTCTCTGTTTTCATAACCAACATTATTTGTATTACAAGAAGCATGGTTGCTGGGCGCAGATAGCTTGCAGCAAGTGCGGGGGAGTAACAGATGCAAGATGGAAAAGAGGGATCTCCTATGAAAGCCAGTTCCAGAGATGGACGGAAGAACCGAGAGAGGGCAAGTATGGTACCTGTCCAATGTGCGGGGTACGCGGAAAATATAAATGCCAGGGAAAAGTGAAAGGAGATTATAGTAAAACCATATATCTGTTTTTAGGGCAGAAGTATAAAGAGAATGGAATGGTTATGCGGTATGTGGAAGTGTCGAAAAAATGGATATTGGGCTTCATCTGCGGAGATAAAGAACCAGAGATGTACAATGCCTGCGAAGAACTTTCCGGAATAGAAATTGCGAGAGCATATTGGACTCCAGGGAAAAAGATCCAGATAGATTATCAAAAATATAATTCATACACGGGAAAAGATTTTTGGGATGACTGCAACTTGTGTGGAAGATCGCCTATCTTCATCCATTCCGGATTAATCCTGTCAGAAACCTACGAAGAAATGAAAGGGACAATGTTCCAGTATAGCGCATTGCGGGAATTTGCAGAGAACGTAAGAGAAATCAATCCGATTGACTACTTAGAGTGTTATAACCGGACGCCACAGATTGAAATTTTGGTGAAGCTTGGAATGACGGATATAGTAGAAAAGTTAGTCAAATGCTACTACGGAATAGTTGCTGATGAGAATGCCAGGAGGCCGGATCAGTTCCTTGGAATTCGGAAAGAAAGGGTACAACAGCTCATCAAGAAGAAAGGGGATACGCATCTCCTAGAAGTGATGCAGATGGAGAGACGCCAAGGGAAGAACTGGACAGATACGCAGATAGAACATTTGGCAGAGACCGGTTTGAGCGGGGCACAGGTGGCAATGGCTACCAGATATATGACTTTGCAGAAGTTGCTTAATCGTATAGAAAAATATGCTGGATGTGAGTATGGTACGGGCTGCTACAGCGCATCAGAACGAATCAGACACACGGCCATAACTTATGCAGATTATCTGAGTATGCGAGTGAATGCGGGATATGACCTTAGTAATTCGGTTTATCAGCAGCCGCGGGATTTAGAGGCGGCACATAATAAACTGGTAATGAAATCCAACAAAGCAAAAATGGATAGACATCTCGAAGAGGTGGCAGAACGTTATCCGGAAATTCGAAAAAGCTACAAAAAACTCAGAAATAAATATTATTACGAAGACGATAGATATATCATCAGACCGGCTCGATCAGCAGAGGAAATTGTCATGGAAGGGCGTCTTCTTCATCATTGTGTGGGAGGAAACGCCTACTTGGGAAAACACAACACAGGGCAGACATACATATTAATGCTTAGATTCAGAGAGGAGCCTGATGTACCGTATATCACAGTTGAGATCGATGCAAAAAATCCGACAATTCTGCAATGGTACGGAGATAAAGACAGAAAACCAGATAGAGAGAATATGCGGAAATGGCTGAATACCTGGCTGAAGAAACTGAAAACAGGAACGTTGTCAGAGATGATCCGGCCGGCAGCCATAGCGTAAGGAGGAAAGTATGGAATATGTGCAATTGACCCTGGATGACTGGGTACAGATGAAACAGAAATTGAAACAGGAACTCCTGGGAGTGAAACAGAGCTTTGTCCGGATTGGATACGCTTTGAGACAGATTGATGATCAGAAGCTCTATGAACAAGATGGGTATAAAAGCATAGCGGAATTTGCTCAGGCTGAGTATGGCCTGGGACCGTCTATCACCAGCCGGTTTATGAGCATCAACAGAGAATATTCCGTTGATGGATATTCTGAACATCTTCGGCCGGAATACGCTGACATGGGAAGAAGCCAGTTGGAAGAGATGCTGAAACTGCCGGAGAGTGATCGGCAGATGATCTGCCCCGAAACATCCAGAGAGGATATTCGGGAGCTGAAACGGTTTAACAAGTCGGAGCCGGATGCGGAGCAGGCGGACTCGATCGAGAAACTGGTGCAGAAGTTCTTCGAAATAAATCCAGAGATAGAAAAGGAGCTGGCGCAGAGCGCAGCATACGCGGAATGGAATGTTGAAAAAATGGCAGAGATTGTTAATCCGTCCGGAACCAAAACCTTTCGTATGGGTCTGTTCTTCGCCGCGATGTATGAGCAGAATATTCAGATCAAGCAGTTTGGTCAGACCCCGCGGCCGATGAGCTGGGATGAGTTCTTTGAGATTTCGAAGAAAATCTTTGAGAAAAAGCATGAAGAGACGGCAGTGGAGCAGGAGGCGATCGGAGAAGAGCATGAATCAAGGGAAAAATTAGAAGATCAGACACTCTATCAGAAAAATGATTCTGACGAGGGTGAAATGGAAGCGGAGGAGCAGCCGCCGGAAGATAATCATCCCAAAATGCAGTTAGAGGAGAAAAATGAGAAAACGCCAATTGCGCCGGCGCAATTTAAAATGCCGAAAACCATTGTAAATACAGAGGAAGAGACGAGTTCAGGGGAGCCAAAAGAGCCAGAAAGAGAAGCGTCCCAAAGTACAGAAGAAGAGAAATCTGGGACAGTACAATTAAAAGATTCGCAGAAAGTAGAAGAAAAAGTATCCAGTGAGCCGGAAGTCGTACAAAACGAAACGGAAGATGTCCAGGAGCAGTTGCCAGGGCAGATGAATCTTCCTGCAGATTATCCGGGTACAGAGAGTATCGAAGTGGTCGGAAAGGCAATGCCGAGAAAGGATTATTTTGATACCCTTACCGCCTGGGGACTGTCAGTGTATCTTTCAAAATATCTTCCGGCGGATGTTTTGAAAGATCAGAAGAGATTGTATCAGTGGATACAGAAGCCAGTTGACGAAAGGGGATATGAATTTTGAGCAGGAACAAGGAAGTGCGAATGCATAAAGGAAAAGAAGGAGCAGCGATCCAGGAAGAAGTATACCGTTATGTTGCGAAGTATATCATGGAGCATGTATATGCACCAAGCTATAAAGAAATTGCGGATGCATTGAGTATATCGGTGTCAACAGCGAAAAAACATATTAATGAACTCATAGATGAAGAAATTTTGGAATCAGATGCGGAAGTGAGAGAACAGAGAGCATTTCGAATCCGTGATACAAGAATAGTAAAGAGGAGAAAAAGCGATGAATAAAGTTATATTGATGGGAAGATTAACCAGAGATCCGGATGTCAGATACTCTTCAGGAGATGGCTCTACGGCGGTAGCCCGTTACACACTGGCTGTTGACCGCAGATTCCACAGAGACGGCGATGCAACAGCAGATTTTATCGGTTGTGTAGCATTTGGACGCCAGGCAGAATTTGCAGAGAAATATCTGCGTCAGGGAACGAAGATCGCCATCACCGGTCGGATCCAAACCGGAAGCTATACGAACCGTGAAGGCAGGAAGGTTTACACAACCGATGTGGTTGTGGAAGAGCAGGAGTTTGCAGAGGGTAAGAACGCGGAACGTCCGCGGGAGCAGGGCACAACACCACAGGCAAATACGGACGGTTTCATGACTATCCCGGATGGCGTTGATGAAGATATTCCATTTATGTAAGCAGGAGGAGCAAAGAGAATGTTATTTCCGAAACCAACAAAGAAAAAGAAGAGAAGAAAGCACAGAGAGAGCTTATTGCAGAACAAGGAGAGTAGAATCTGTTATCTCTGCGCAAGAGAGGGAGATAATAATTGGAAGCCGGTACTGGAGGAGCACCACATCTTCGGCGGTCCCAACAGACACTTATCAGAAGAATACGGATTGAAAGTCTATATCTGCCCGGAATGCCACCGGACATCTGCGAGAGCAGTGCATCAGGATCCGGCGGGAGCAGCCAACCAATATCTGCAGGCGGAAGGACAGAGGGTGTTTGAAGAGAATTATCCGGAATTAAACTTTCGAGAGATCTTCGGCCGGAATTACTTGTGAGAGATGGAATATGAGAAAAATACCGGAAGAGATGGAGAGAATGATTCTGGAGGCGTTGCAACGGGGTGAAATGTATAAAACGATTGTGGACAGAACAGGGGTATCGGAAACTACGATCGGAAGAGTTGCGAGAGAAAACGGAATCTGCAGAATAAAAAGAAACATTGAGAAAGTGAAAGATGATTATCCACAAGAACTGCTGGATGAATGGGATAGAGTAAGACTTGAGATCTTACGGAAAGGATAGGGTATGAGAGAAATTATTGAAATATTGCTTGCCTGCGCAGCCATGGTTGGCGCGGCCGCTTGGTTATTGAACAGACCGCCGCGGCCATCAGATCCAGAAGAAGACGAGGAGCAGGAGCGGTATCTTACAGAATGGAATCATAAGCATGGAAAGGGGAGAAAGCAATGAGCGGCTATTGCAGATGGTGGGAGGAGTAAGATGCGAGCAATTGCAAAAACGCTCATGATAATTTTGGCAGTAGTAGAAGTGTATTTGGGTTTAAAAAGAACAGTGACGATTGAAGATCGTGACGGAAATAAGACGTACATCCCGTCAAAAGAAGATCAGATCTTAGGAATGCTGGATTTTATTCTGGCAATGCTGATGATTCAAAATACTATGATCTTGTGAAAAAGTAAATGACAGCTAATATGAAAATACACAGGGAGGTGAAACCGATGGAGCAGTACAAAGAAGAGAATGACAGAAAAAAAGCATATTTAAAAAGATACCATGCGGCAGAATTGGCAGAAAAAGAGATTCGGGAAGAGATCGATGATCTGCGGATGAATAAAATGTTTCCGGCGCTGATCCAAGACGGGATGCCGCATGGGAGCAGTTGCATGGATCTTTCAGAGTATGCCGCACAGCTTGATGAGCTGCTGACAGAGTTGAAAGATCAGATGGAGCAGCGGATCAGAATCCGGCGAGAAATCACGCAGAGGATTGAGGCAATGCAGGATGAAACGGAAAAAACAGTTCTGCGAATGTATTACATAAATTGGATGAAATGGAAAGAAATTGCTGATAGGCTGGGCTATGATGTTCGAAACGTGACAAGAATCCATGGACGGGCATTGCAAAATTTCAAAATATAAAATGTCCTAGAATGTCCTATTGCACCTATGCTATAGTGTAAGAGCCAGAGAATGGATAAGGGATCAACATTTCCTACACTTTCTTGCAAAAACTCCTCAGGTGTATTTTGATCAGTGACCAGGCATCACAACCTGGCCACTGAATAAGGTCGGCATCAACCCTGGCAGAGCCAAATGATGTACGGTGCTGGGCGTGCACACCCTGCGCCTATTGGAACATAGCTCAAGGAGAGCGCAGAGACGCCGGCACGAGGCGCAGGTTCGAGTCCTGCCGTTCCAACTCTCCATTGACTGGAGAATTATCCCCCATATACTTTCAAAACAAAAAGAGCCAGGGTAGCTAATCCTGGCTCTTTTTGTTTCTTACTGAAATTTTTTAATCAAAACATAGAACAGACATACTAAAACAAAACTGAACAGTTTTGGCGGACATTTTGCGATTCGATGCTGTATGTACGCGGATACATCAATTCCGTATAGACTAATCAACAGTAAGAAAAAATCGATGTTAAGCACCACCTTAATTAGATCCTCCATGAATCTTCCCTCCTTTCCGATTTCATTGCCGGACTTACGATGAATGAGTATTCAAGAGCCCGGAGAGGAGGGGGTGATGCTTATTAGAGTGTAACGTTGGGAAGAAATTTGGATCATAATTAAGGTGGTGCTTAACTATTGTGTACGCCGATCAACATTGCATTGACCGGCTTCTGCCGTGATAAAAGCATACACATTGCCTCCTTTTCTTTTTTACGCTACAAATGTAATTATAGCAAGAAAATAAATAAAAACAATACAGAACATAATTTCTATAGAGAGGCGGTGAGCTGGATGGCGAAGGGGAAATATGAATATTGGCTGACGCCGGAGGGCTTGCTGCAGCTTGAAGGGTGGGCCAGAGATGGGCTGACGGATGAACAGATTGCCGGAAATATGGGAATTCGAAGAGAAACATTGTATGCGTGGTGTAAAAAGTATTCTAACATTTCTAACACCCTAAAAAAGGGAAAAGAAGTTGTTGACCGTCAGGTAGAGAATGCATTGTTGAAAAGAGCCTTGGGCTATCACTACGATGAGGTCACAATGGAAAACGGCATCGAAACAAAGCGAGTGACGAAAGAAGTCATCCCAGACACAACGGCGCAGATCTTCTGGCTGAAGAACCGGCGGCCGGATAAATGGAGAGATAAACAGGATTTGCAGGTATCCGGAGCACTGGAGACAGAACAGAGCAAGCTGGATGATCTGATCCGGCAGATGCGAGGTGATGGATAGTGAGCAGTGAGCGTTTAGTACTGTCGGACAAGTACAAGGCGTTCCTTCAGTGCGATGCTCCGGCGGAGTTTCTGGAAGGAACGACCGCGGCCGGAAAAACGACGGTTGGGCTGTTCAAATTCATCCTCAAGGTAGCCGAGTCAAAGAAAAAGCTGCATATTTTGGCAGCGGATGATACTGGCGCGGCCGAGAAGAATATCATCCAGAAGGATCTTGGAATCCTTGATGACTTCGGACCACTGGTGGAGTACAAAGGCAATGGATCCGGCGAGTACAAAATTCCGCATATCCTGCTCCATGCATACGGCGGCGATAAAATTATCTTTGTTGTCGGCTATGGAAACAAAAGAAAATGGAAAGATGCTCTGGGCGGTCAGTATGGCTGCCTGTACATCGATGAGGTCAACACTGCAGACATCGATTTCGTGCGTGAATCGTCCATGCGATGTGATTATCTGATGGCAACACTTAACCCGGATGATCCGACGCTTCCAGTGTACAAAGAGTACATAAACTGCAGCCGCCCGCTTCCAGAGTGGGAGCAGGACACACCACAGGAAATTAAAAATGAGTTAAAAGAAGAACCAAAACCCGGCTGGGTTCATTGGTTCTTTTCTTTTGACGATAATGCCGGTCTTCCGGAAGAAAAGAAGCGCCAGATCATCCAGAACACGCCGAAAGGCACGAAAATATGGAAAAATAAGATTCAAGGTTTGCGAGGAAAAGCAACCGGTCTGGTATTCAGCAATTTCAATCGGAGCCATCATGTGAAGACAAAGGAATGGGCCAAACAGTTCATCCAGAGTACAGGAAATCAGCCCAAGAAGCCAGAATTTTTCATGTACTTTTCAGCGGCGGTCGATACGGCCTACTCGCAGAAATCTCCGGACACGATTGCAATGTCCTTCCTGGGCATCACGAACAAGGGAAAATGCATTGTCCTGGATGAGAAGGTGTACAACAACGCTGAGATCGGGGTGCCTCTTGCTCCGTCTGACACGGTGCAGAATCTGATTGACTTTCTGGATCGGAACCGGAAAGAATGGGGACTGTCAAGAAATGCGTTCCTGGACAACGCCGATCAGGCAACCATGCAGGAGTGGAACAAATACAAGCGCCGGAATGGATGCGTGTACACGTTGAATGATGCATGGAAGAAAATGGAGATCATAGACCGTATCAATGCACAGCTGGGCTGGATGGCCTATGATGAGCAGGCAGGGATAGAACCCTGCTTTTTTGTATTAGATCATTGCACCAACTACATTGGAGAACTGGAAACCTACAGCTGGCAGGAAGAAAAAGATAATACGCCGGAAGACGGCCATGACCACATGGTAAACTCCGTGCAGTACGGTTGGATCCCGTATCAGGATAAAATTTATAGAGCAAAAAGAGGTAAGGAATGAACAGAGTGCAGAGTTTTATCGCCCGGTTGTTTCGGATTATACCGGCGAGCGAAAAAAGAATAACGATCATAGAGCCGCATTCCTTCCGGGAGAATGTGATCCGGAACAAGATCTGGTATCACGGAGACAGTGCGGAACTGGAGCAGTTCTTTCAGAAAACAGCAAAGTGGGATGTGGAGAAGGCGCGGTTCTGGGCCGCACATGCATCCGGAAGCGTCCGGAAGATTCACAGCGGCATTGTACAGATGGTCATTGACCGGTATAGAGACATTGTTCTTGCGGATCTCGATGGTGTCGAATTTGACAACGAGGATCTGGATACTGTGTGGGCGGATCTGTACAAAAAAAGCAAGCTCAACGATGTACTGGGAGAAGCGATCAGCGGCGTGCTGGCATCCGGAGACGGAGCCTTCAAGATTACGGCTGATCAGTGTAGCAAATATCCGATCATTGAATTTTACGATGCGGAGGATGTGGACTACGTATATGAGCATGCGACACTGAAAGAAGTAAAATTCTATACCAGTTACTGGCAGAATGAAAAAGAATTCCGCCTGGAAGAGACGTATGGTTTTGGATATGTGTTGTACAAGCTGTATGACGATGCCGGGAAAGAGATGCCGCTGCAGATGTTCCCGGAAACGGCGCATCTGATCGACTTTGGAATTTCTGGTGATCTGATGCTGGCGGTGCCGATGAAATTCCTGAATTCCACGAAATATAAGAAGCAGAAGCGAGGAAAAGCACTGTTCGAGGGAAAGACAGATGTTCTGGATGGACTGGATGAGGTAATCAGTCAGTGGATCGATGCTATTCGCATGGGAAGAATCAAGCGATATATTCCGGACAATCTGATTCCGAGAGATCAGACCACAGGGGAGCTTCTGCCGGCAAACCCATTTGACAATGATTTTATTGCAATCGGCGACAATATGAGCGAGAAAGCCAACCAGCAGGTGGAAATTTCTCAGCCGCAGATTTCTTATGAGGCATACGTAAGTAGTTACAGCAGTTTTCTTGACATGGTTCTGCAGGGCGTAATGTCTCCTGCAACGTTGGGCATTGATCTGAAAAAAACAGATAATGCAGAAGCGCAGAGGGAAAAAGAGAAGGTTACGCTGCATGTACGAAATAAGATCGTTGATTCCCTGAACGAGGTCCTTCCGGAACTGTTCGGGCGGATTCTGCAGTGCTGTGATCTTATGCAGGGGAAAGATCCTGGAGAATACGAGGTAATGGTTAAGTTTGGAGAATATGCATCCCCGGACTTTGATACCACAGTGGACACAGTCGGTAAAGCCAAGCAATACGGAATCATGAGTCTGGAAACGTCGGTGGATCAGTTGTATGGAGATACCTGGACCGATGATCAGAAACAAGAAGAGGTGCAGCGCCTGAAAGAAGAGCAGGGCATTGCGGTAGTAGAGGTGCCAGATATCAGGATGGATGCCGGTGATTTTCATGTCAACGAAGGAGGAGCAGATGAAAGTAAAGGTAAACAATAGGATGTACCGGATGAACCGAAAGGAGTACCAGGGCCTTCTTAAAGTTGCAGCGGAGCAGGTTCCTTTTGGCGTGTATGCAGTAGAAAAAAATGATTATGCGGAACTCAGATGTGATCGGTGTGAAAGCATGACAAAACTGAAAGAGATGATCCGTGCTTATAAACAGCAGGGATATCGGGTGCATGCAAATGGCAAAGAAAAATCTTGATTATGACATCGGAGCTGCCTTCGAGGCGATAGAAAATGAGCTGATGGCATCCATGATCCGTAATATGCAGCGTCATAAGGTGGAAGAGGTCGATGAAGATAAGCAGTGGACCATGTGGCAGACAGAGATGTTGAAATCTCTGGAGCAGTACAAGAAAAAGAATCAGGCAAAGTATAGCCAGAAATTCAAGGATATCAATGCACAGATCGAAGCACTGATCCGCGCGGCAAAGGATGAGGGAGAGATGGATCAGGAGATCCAGATCCTGAAAGCGATTCAAAAAGGCTTTCAGGCCAAGAAGATGAAGGCGGGTGCTGCAGCTGAGTTCTTCCGGGTTAATGACCGGAAACTGGATGCGCTGATCGAAGCAACGATGCAGGATATGCAGAAGGCAGAAACAGCCATCCTGAGGATGACCAATGATCAGTATCGAAAAATTATTTACAATGCGCAGGTATATGCCAATACGGGAGCAGGGACCTATGAGAAGGCCGTAGACATGGCTACCAGGGATTTTCTCTCAGCTGGCATAAATTGTATCGAATACAGTAACGGAGCGCGCCACACGCTGGCAGATTACGCAGATATGGCGATCCGGACGACAAGCAAGCGGGCGTACTTGCAAGGGGAGGGACAGAAGCGGCAGGAATGGGGCGTTGATACCGTCATCATGAATAAACGTGGAAATCCGTGCCCGTTGTGTCTGCCGTGGGTTGGCAAGGTTCTGATCGATGATGTATGGAGCGGCGGCTCCAAAACAGGAAAATCCGCAACAACCGGCATCAAATACCCTCTGATGAGCACTGCGATCGCTGCGGGGCTTTATCACCCACGGTGTCGAGATAGCCATACGACATACTTCGAAGGAATCAGCACTCCGCCGGATGGAAAATACACCAAAGAGGAACTGAATGAGCTGGCAGAGAAGAACCAACAGGTAGCCAGACAGCAGTACGCGGAGCGGCAGGAAAAGCGCTTCGGCCGACTGGCGGACTTTTCGTTGGATCCGGAGAATCAGCAGAAATATGAAGCAAAACGAAAAGAATGGAGAAATGTCAGATTTCGAACAGGCGGCATGGATCGGAAGGAATATGCAGAAGCAAAGCGACAGCTGGCAAACTTTCAGGCGGTCCCACAGGAGCAGGTTGTTGAACTCCTTCGGGAAGAGTCTCAGGGTTGGATTGAGAGCTTATCTAGAAAAGAAAAGCATGCAATTGAGAAATATACATACAATTCTGGCGATCAGAGGCCGGAGAGATTTTTTGAACGCTTGAACAGGATGCTTCGAGGAGATGCTCCAGAAAATGAAATGCTTCGGGAATATGCCGATACAATATCAACAGCATTGAAAAAAGGCAAACTTGAACACGATGTGGTTTGTTATAGAAATTTGATGGTTGATCCTATTCCTGGTTGCGTTGCAGGAGATATTTTATGCTTAAATCAGTTTACAAGTACATCAGTCGTTTCGTCAGGTGCTTTTAAAGCCAAATACAATATAACAATATATGCTGCCAAAGGTGTGCGAGCGGCATACATAGAGAACTTAAGCAAATTTAAGAGTCAACGAGAATTACTTATTGACAAAGACTGTCTATATAGAGTAATCTCAAAGAAAGGAACATCTATTGAATTGGAGGCGATACCATGACGGACAAGGAATATGAAAAAGCGTTAAAAGATCGAGAAAAAGCATGGGAAAATGAAGAATTCAAACCTCGTAAATTGACAGAAGAGGAAATTGAAAAACTGAAAAAAGAGGGACGCATCTGAATATGGATGATTTTCGAATAATCTATAAAATTCTTCGAATCCTGCAGAATTCGATGGATCTCGAAGAATTTGACCGGAACAGCATTTCAGCGGAGGCATTAGGACTTTCTGTTCCAAAGTGGAGCAGGCTCATGGCAATGCTGTTGAAAGAGGGCTATATAACCGGCGGAGAAACATGGAACGCTATGGATTGTGGATATCCGCGTGTAGCGTTGAGCAGACCAGAATTGACCTTAAAGGGATTAGAATATCTGGAAGAAAACAGTCTGATGAAAAAGGCGGCAGACCTGGCAAAAGGAATTGTAGGCACTGCGGCAAATATGATTTAATACCACCAGCCGAGAGGCCGGTGGTATTTTTGTACCCGTTTTCAAGAGAGAGAAAGGAAAAATAATATGGGAAATGAAGAGTTCCTGAGAATTTGCAAGGAAAAGGTGGCTGAATACACAAATCAGCATATGGACAAAACGGATCAGAAACAGATTACTGTTAATGACGTTTATGTGGTCTGGTCATGCAAAACACTGCAGAATCAGAAAGCTCTGCTCAGCACTACAGTTCCGGATGGAATGTATTATGAGCTGACATACAACGGAGATAAAGCGGAATTGTATTTTGATGCATACAAAAAATTCCAGAATATCTGTTTTAAAATGTAGGAGGATATGGAATGAAAAAGAAAGTAATGGCATTATTGACAGCGCTCGTGTTGGTATGCGCATCTCTTACCGGATGCACCGAGGCGTATAAAGTCAGCAACAATATTTCACAGGAAGCAGACAATTTCAATGTAACCCGTAAACTCACAGTGCTAAATGCCAGAACCGACACGATCCTGCTGGAGCTGACAGGAACATTTTCCGTGTAGAATAACTCGGAGAATGAGCTGGAAGTCATCATCGAGACAGCGGAAGGAAAATACCAGAAAGATCTTGTGTACCTCAATGATTATACGATGTACGTCGTTGAGGACATTTCCGGTGCTGATGTAGATAAATACCATTATGAAATCAATTTTCTTCCGGAGTGGGGCGTAAAAGTTACCCACGAAGATTAATTGCGCCGGCGCAACGAAGGGAGGTGAGAGGGATGCGAGTAACGGTAACACGAGAATTCAAGGATATTGAAAATGACCTGGTGCTTCGGACGGTTGGCGAAAAACTGAACCTTCCGCCGGCCAGAGCACAGTATCTGGCCGCTGTAGGCGTTGTACAGATTACAGAACAGGAGAAAGGCGGTGATCCAAAATCTCCCGATGAGACGCAGGGTTAGGCGTCTTATTTTTATGCCCGGAATGGCAGAAAACTACCGGAAAGGAGCAAAAAAATGACACAGGAACAGTTTGAGGCACTTGGCATTGAAAAGAGCCTTGCGAAAAAAGCCGCGGATGAGTCGAAAAAGGAGCTTGAGGGCTATGTGCCGAAAGCGGACTATGACACGATGGAGCAGCAGAAGAAACAGCTGGAAACCACGGTGGGAGACTATAAAACACAGATGGAGTCTTTAAAGACGGCTGCCGGTGATAATGAGTATCTGAAGAAGCAGATCGCGGACCTTCAGGAGCAGAACGCCAACAAGGACAAAGAACACAAAAAAGAGCTGGATGATCTGAAAGTAACCAATGCTATCAAAATGGCGATTTCCGCATCTGCGCAGGACAGCGACCTGGTTGCAGGACTTATGGACCGCTCGAAGCTGATCCTCGGCGAGGATGGAAAAGTAACCGGTCTGGAGGAACAGGTAAAATCCCTGAAAGAATCCAAGCCATTTCTGTTTAAACAGGAATCAAAACCGGCGCAGAAAAAGGGATTCTTCCCTCTCGGACCCAAAGAGCAGGGCGGCCAGCCGAAAGAAGACGGCCATGCATCCATGAAGGATGCCATCGCGGCAAGATTAAATCTGAACGAAGGAAAGGGTGAATAAGTATGGCAATCACACTGGAAGAAGCAAAGAAAAATGTGCAGGATGACCTGCAGATGGGCGTCATCGACGAGTTCCAGAAATCTAACTGGATTCTGGAGCACATTCCGTTTGATGATGCGGTATCCCCGACCGGAGGCGGTGCAACACCGACCTACAGCTATACACGACTGAAAACACAGCCAACAGCAGAATTTCGTGAAATCAATACAGAGTATACACCGTCGGAGGTTACCAAGGAGAGACATACCGTAGACATTAAGGTATTCGGTGGTTCTTATGAGATCGACCGTGTCATTGCTAATTTTGGTGGTATCGTAGGAGAGGTAGAGCTGCAGCAGGCGCAGAAAATCAAAGCAGCGCAGGCTCTGTTCAACGATACATTTATCAATGGTGATGTCGGCGTCAATACCAAATGCTTTGACGGTCTGGACAAGGCACTGACAGGAAGTTCTACAGAGTACAACACCGAAAAAGTGATTGATCTTTCAACGTCTGACCTGGTCACAAAAAATTATCATTATTTTATTGATGCGCTGGATGAGTTTCTGGGTGGTCTGGATGGAACACCGTCGTTTATTGGCGGAAATAACAAGCTGATCTCCAAGATCCGCGCTTGCGCAAGACGTGCTGGTATGTACCAGGTGTCAACAGATAATTGGGGAAGACAGGTAGAGCATTATGGGGATATCCCGTTTGTAGATTTCAAAACGAAACCGGGAACCAACGATGAAGTAGTTAAGATCGATGGAACAGATGGAACCACCTCTCTGTATGTTGGACGTTTGGCAATGGATGGTCTGCATGCGGTTTCTTTTGCCGGTGTTGCACCGGTGCAGGTCTGGCTTCCAGATTTTTCGACCGCAGGAGCAGTCAAAAAAGGCGAGGTCGAGATGAATGCAGCAATTGCACTGAAATCATCCAGAGCCGCCGGTGTATTCCGGAAAATCAAAGTAAAATGATGGAGGTAAAAAGAGTATGAAGGTATACAGTCCGAACAAATCCTATACCGGCGTAACGGCGTCGGTTCCTTTCTGCAAAGGCCAGGGTGAAACAGATGATCCGTATCTGCTGGAATGGTTTGAAAAACACGGATATGAGGTAGAAAAACCGGTTGCACCAGAACCAGAGGAGCTGTTGGAGCCAGAAGAGCTGCTGGAACCAGAAGAGCCGGTGGCAGAAACAATGGAAGAGCCTGTTCCGGAGCCGGTGAAACCCGCGAAAAAAGCGAAAGGGTGACACCATGAGCTATGAACCGTACGTAAGCCCGGAATACTACCGAGATACTTATCAGGACGGCGCTTTCGAGGGTGATGCAGAACTTGCACGGTATCTCCGCCAGGCATCCCGTCATATTGATTCCCTGACCTACAACCGCATTGTAGGCCGGGGATTTTCTAATCTTACGGCGTATCAGCAGGATATAATCCGGGAAGTGATCTGCCAGCAGGCGGAATTTGAGTATGAGTACCGCGACGAAATCAATTCGGTACTTTCCAGTTACAGTATTAACGGCGTATCCGTGCAGTTTGCGGGAAATACGTGGAATGTTTTTTCAAGCCAGGGCGTGGCCATGCGCCGGGATGTTTATGCAATGCTGTGCCAGACTGGATTGTGCTGCCAGGTGTTGAGGTAGGTGATGAAATGAAATATCCATGTCTTGTGCCGAAATCGCTCTGTAAGACAGAGATCCATCTGAGCATGGACAGAGAGGGGACAACAAAATATGGAGATCCGCTGTCGGCGGTGGAGTACGATGGCAAGTGCAATTATCAGGACAGCGCCAAAAGCGTGATGACGTTCGAACGAAAGCTGGTGCAGATCTCCGGCACCGCCCTCTTTCCGGGCGATATCTGCCCGGAGCTGCCGGCGGTCTACGGCGGATCAGCGGAGATATTCGGCATGAAAAGAAGAATCCTGCAGGGGCGGAAAGCCAGAAATCCGGATGGAACGGTTAATTACACGGAGGTACTGCTGATATGATCAAAGTCAACTCAAGAATAAATCTGGATTTTGGGAAGATTCAGGTGCTGACGGATGCACAGATCAAAGCAATGGAGATGACTGCAGAGGCGTTGCATACAGAAGTGGTGCAGGCACAGGTAATTCCGAGGGATACAGGAAATCTGCAGAATGAAAGCATGTTTTTGGATTGTACGCAAAGCCATCAGGGAGTTGTAACGCTTGCATCTACAGCGCCATATGCTAGACGTTTGTATTTTCACCCGGAATATCATTTCAATAAAGATGAAAATCCGAATGCCCGCGGTGAATGGTATGAAGATTGGCTTCCGGGCGGAAAGAATGCTGATTTTTGCGCAGAAGCGTTTAAAAGGCTATACAGGAGGTGCGCGCGGTTATGATATTAGCGGATATATGTGATTTTGCGGAATCTCTTGCGATTGCAGATCATGTATACATGGGAGATCTGCCGGACAAGGAAGAAAAATCTATTGGCGTTTATAACAGCAAGCACCAGCAGGCGTATCACACTGCGCTGGGCGGTGTCGCTGGATATGGACAGAAATATGTTACCTTCCTCGTTCACTGGAATAAATCTCTGCGGGAGACGGAAAAGGCAGCTACGGCCTTATTTGACAGCCTCTGTGAAGTGCGGAGCAGTAAAATCAATCAGGAAACCATACAATTTATTCAGCCGCTGTATGATCTGCAGGACATCGGAAAAGACGATAACGGTATCTGCGAAATGGTCATCGAAGCGGCTGTGATTTATAAGAAAGGATAAGAGACAATGGCAAAAACAACGAATGTATATCCGGTTCTGGATAACAAGTTTAAGGTTGGCGCCGCAAAAGAGAACGCAACCATAATTGCCGATATGGAGCAGTTTTCTGTGTCCGTATCAAACGGTGTGGAAACATGGACTCCAATGGATACAGAAGGATGGCAGCGGGCGTTGATGACCGCAAAAGCGATGACCATTTCCTTGACCGGAAAGAGAAACATCGGAGATACAGGAAATGATTTTGTGGCCGATAAACTGTTCAAAAATGGACATGAAGCCGAAGGATATTTCGAGTGGGAATTCCCGGACGGAACTTCGGTTGCATGGAACAGCGCGATTTTTGACGTCAAAAATATGGGCGGTGGTGACTCTACCAATGTAGCACCGCTGGAATTTGACGTTATCAGCAACGGAAAACCAACGGTAACACCGGCATTATAAGGAGGAGAACGATGAGTAAAGTTGTAAATATCACAGATAAATTAAATTTTGAGGAAAATCCGGCCCTGCAGATCGGAGATATGACAGTTGAAGTGCATGCGGACGCAGAAACGGTTCTGCGCCTGATGGGTACTTTTAAGGGGAAAGACGAAGTGGATATCAATACCGTGACAGAGATGATGGGGCTTCTCTTCGATCCGGAGGCGGTGCAGCAGCTGTGCGCGATGAGGAGAGACGGGAAAAAACTTTCAGCTCGATCGCTGATGGTAATCGTCCAGGAAGGTATGAATCTGGTTATCGGAGATGATTCCCAGGGGGGAGCAGTGACCCGTACTATGACCTGATCGATGATTTTGACTTGATTGTATCATCGTTTCAGTCACAGTACGGGATTCGATTATCAAAAGAGTTGCCACAGGGCATGAAATGGGATGAGTTCAGAGATCTTCTGATCGGCATCGGGCCGGATACTGCACTTGGCCGCGTGGTGGAAATCCGGTCTGAAAATTCGAAAGAAATCCTGGAGAACTTCACGCCGGAGCAGCACCGCATCCGGAATGAATGGAGAATCAAACATATCCAGGATCTTGCGAAAACGGTATCCAAAGAAGAGATGGATACTGCGATGAATGGATTTAAAGGCATGTTCCTCAGTATGGCAGGGCTACATGCCATTTAGGTAAGAAGCAAAAAAATGACAGGAGGAAAAAACTATTGAAAAAAGAAAAATAAAATGTCCTTACTGCGGGCATGAGCAGAAGGTACAGTGTGTTCCGGATGCAATATGCCGGGGCGTTTTTATCAAGTGCCAGGCGCGGCACTGCAAGAAAGAATTTGAAATAAAAATCAACCAGGACAAGTAGTGCCACTGTGCCGATGTCCTCGAGAAGAGGCAGGTGGTATAGATGGCAACTACAATTGGCGAGATCGGTCTGGATCTTGTCGTAAATCATAATCAGTTTAAAAGCCAAATGGCCGGGATCACCGGACTGGCAAAAAAAGCCGGGGCGACTCTTGCAGCCGCTTTCGGCGTAAAAAAATTAATTGATTTTTCCAAGTCCTGTATTGAGCTGGGTTCCGACCTGGCTGAGGTGCAGAACGTGGTTGATGTTACCTTCCCGTCTATGGCGGAGCAGGTAGATAAATTCGCAAAATCGGCTGCCGGAAGCTTTGGTCTGTCAGAGACAATGGCCAAGAAGTACACGGGTACTTTCGGGGCGATGGCAAAAGCATTTGGCTTTTCCGAGAAGCAGGCGCTGGATATGGGTGCCACACTGACCGGTCTGGCCGGAGATGTGGCATCGTTCTACAATCTCAGTCAGGACGAAGCCTACACAAAAATTAAGTCCGTCTTTACAGGCGAAACAGAGTCCTTAAAAGATCTTGGCGTTGTCATGACCCAGACAGCGCTGGATTCTTATGCGTTGGCCAATGGCTTCGGCAAAACGACAGATCAGATGTCAGAAGCCGAAAAGGTAGCACTACGGTATTCCTTTGTCCAGAAACAGCTGGAGGCGGCAACCGGGGATTTTTCACGGACGTCCGAATCCTGGGCGAACCAGGTTCGAATCCTGTCCCTGCAGTTCCAGTCCTTAAAAGCAAGTATTGGTCAGGGACTGATCAATATTTTTCTGCCGGTTCTGCGCATGATCAATGCGCTAATTGGTCGGCTGGTCACGCTTGCTGATGCTTTCAAGAGCTTCACGGAGCTGATAACTGGGAATAAGTCATCTGGGCAGTCAGGTGTCGGAGCAGTTGGAGCGGATGCTGCCAGTGCGGCTGCCGGTCTGACGGATGCTTCGAGTGCTGCGGATCAGCTTGCAGACAGCACTTCCGGCGTGGGAGATGCAGCAAAGCAGGCAGCTAAAGATATGAAATCCCTGATGGAATTCGACAAAATCAATAAAGTCAGCAAAGACAGCAGTACTTCTGATTCACAGAATTCATCTGTTCCGAACAATGTTGCTGGCAGTATTGATTTTGGCTCACTTGCCAGCGGGGAGACAGTGATTGATGACGTAAACAAAAAGTTTGCGGACCTGTTTGGGAACATCACAAAACTGTCAGAACCTGCGCTGCGGTCGGTTAAGCGGCTCTGGAATGAGGGACTTGCAAGACTCGGAAACTTTTCCAGTCAGTCGTTGAAAGATTTTTACCAGCACTTTCTCGTTCCGGTCGGAAAATGGACACTGGGAACGGGAATCCCGCGGTTCGTCGATGCCCTGAATGATGGGCTGATGAAAACCGATTTTCCCAAAATCAACGGTGCGCTGAACGATCTTTGGGATGCGCTGGCCCCGTTCACAATCAATGTTGGCGAGGGGCTTCTGTGGTTCTGGGAGCAGGTTCTAGTGCCACTTGGAACATGGACGGCAAATGAGATTGTGCCGAGATTCCTGGAGACGCTGTCCCTTGCAATACAGCTTCTAAATGCTGTCCTGGTGGCGTTGCAGCCGCTGTTTGAGTGGTTTTGGGAGAATGTGTTGCAGCCTATAGCACAATGGACGGGTGGCGCTTTCCTGACTCTGTGGGACGGAATTAATAAAGGATTACAGGTCTTTTCGGACTGGTGTGCAAAAAATCCAGGCATTATTCAGTCTATGACTGTTGCAATCGGGATGTTCTTTGGAGCATGGAAGGTAATCGAGTTATTATCTTTCATTCAGCAGGCAGGTGGCGTAGTTGGTGCGCTTAAACTCATTGAAACTGCGCTGCTTGGAGCAAAACTTGCAAAAATAAAAGATGCGGCTGAAACGGCAATCCTTACGGGGATGTATGCCAAAGATTTTGTCGTTGGAATTGGTCAGAGCATTGTTGCAATTGGGAAGCAGGCACTTGCCTGGATAACAAATACGGCGG